CCCTTTGTAATTTCTCAAGGGCTTGACATGCCGTTTCCAAGATACATGGCAAACCACCTAGAATATATAAATGATTATACTCCGATAGGTATAGCTACAGGTATGATGGAAAAGACAGCTAATACTAATATTGGATTTAATACACAGCTATTAGGAGATGTGTATAAGACAGGTAACGATAGAGCAGCACGTCAGATGACTGGCATGATGTTAATTACTGGTGGGGTAGCTATAGCTGCTCACAAAGAAGGCAAGATTGACTATGGATCAATAGAAAAAGCTACTGGTAATAAGGCAGACCTCCGTCGTATATCTGGCCCATATGCTGCCAGCTTATTGATAGGTGATATAATCTATCGTAAGTATGCTGGTTTGCCACTCAAAGATAAATTTTGGAGTAATGCACAAGAGGTTCTTGGTGACACAGGTTTAGTAAGTAACTTCGGTGCACTAGACTTTGCATTGATACAAGAATTAAATAAATCTGCAGAACAGAAAAGCTCTACAGAAGGGCTTGAAAAAATGATTGGTGATTTCTTTTCTACCTTTACATACCCTACAACAATCTTAAGAGATATTCAAGGGCAAACAAATTACTTCGCTGCAGGTAGTCCGTATACTCGTGCTTATTTTGGTGGTGTTCGTAGAGAAACTCCTGTTGCTGGTGAAAGAAATGTTTTTGAAGAAATTATATACAGCGAGACACTCAGAAATCAAGCTACAAGATTCTTGCCAGATTATCAAGGCTCATTGAACCTGCTTAACTATAATGAAAATGAAAGGGGTATTGATCTTAAGAAGTATAAGTTTTCTAGTCCGTATCCAGTCGGCGCCATTAACCCATTGAGCAGACAGTTTGGTGTATCAGAAGAACCTGCAAGTACACAGCTACAAGTAGAGATGGAGATACTTGGAATTAAAGAGTATGCTGCTGTAACTAAACACAAAAATCCAACAGTTGATTACTATGCAAACTATCTTATGGCTAAAGGTGCAGGTCAACAAATACCGCCCATGTGGGAAGAGTTCGAAAGATGGAAGAAGGATGTACCCCTTGGCCCATTAGTTTTTAAAGGTAAAACGTACGATGAACTAGGTGACTACGACGCCAGGAGACAGGCTCTTACGTCTTGGATTAAGGATACCTCTGCTAAGTATAAGAAACTATCTGAAGAGGCGTTTACTAGTCAGATGCATACGCCAGAAGGCAAAAGAAAATACGCTAACTATGTAGCTAACGTATATCAACTAGAACAAAATATGTTTAAGAAAGATACTCGAAGAACCTTTGATGATGTCGTTAAAGAGTTTAATGTCTTTGAGGGTGCTCAAACAGCCGAAGAGTTTCTCATGGGAGCTGGCACCCTCGCAGAACAAACAGATAGACGAAGACTTATTATGGAGTACTCTAGTTATTTCCGAGACTAGTCTTCTAACATTAAGTCTGCCCAGTTATAAGCCTCTCTTTTCAACTCTTTTGGAGAGTGTGAATTAGAATGACGGTTTGCCAATAACCCAGTAAGTGCTTGACCTGCTAGATAACGGCGAGCCGTGAGAGGTTTAGAAGCCTTGGCTTTATTTTTCCTGTTTGTGTACTTTTTTGCCTCTGACTCTAAGTTTTTCATCTAACTTTACCTTCTTTAAATTGTCAAAGTAGGCAGTATTAAAACCAAACTGCCAACTCCTGTGGTTATTAGTGTTGTCAGGGTAAGGGTTAGACAAGTTGCCAACTCTAAAAGCTGCATAGCCTTCTTTGTAGATATTCATTTTCTTTTTTCCTTCATAGTTTCTACCATCTTGTTTAGATACCACTGTGCTTTCTCCATATCTTCTTGTGGGTTCGACTTATACTTGTGTCGATGTTGATACTTGATTAAGTTACCGTGGCAGTAGGCTATGAAACCATCCTCACCTAATACCTGTTTTATGTAGTCGATGCACTCTATACCTTCTGCTAGATTATAGTGTGCTGGTTTGTTTACGGGATCGTAGTCCATCATAACTCCAATAGTTGTGCGCTTGTGTAAGGTATATGAAAGAACAACTCTCCCTTTCTTATATTTCTTCCACGAGCTTCCCCTAAACTATCCTGCGTAAGGCAGGTATCTTTTATTCTCCAGACCTGTTTTAAGTCTTTACGAAAGACGTAAAAATTTAGAACACCATTCTCTCCTTCATACTTATCTAGTAATCTTTGCTTTCTTTCAGGTATACGGATATCTCTCCAGCTTGGGGGCCAATCACCATCCCAAGCTACCTTTACCTCAGCTTCATTAAAGTATGTATACCCTTCTTTTTGGGATACCACATCTACATCATAGTTTTCTTTTTGGGTAACAATAGTATGTCCCCTGCTTTTAAGAAGCTTTACAAGGCTATCTTTTGCCTCTTTATCATAAGCCTCGTATAAAGCCCTAGAAAACTTTTTTCTGACAGCCACAGTCTTCTCCTTTATATGTCTACAATTTCACACACATCACCAGTACAAGCAAGAGTTTGACTACCTGCAGTGGTGTCCTCTTTTTCATACTCTGAAAGTTTAGCCCAGTCAATAGCTTCTGGCATAATTGACAGTAAAGTTTTATAATCACTTTTACCAATCTCTTGGTAAGGTGCTTGTTGATAAGTGTGTTCATTGTAAGGCAAGAAAGATACACCAGACATCTCATCAAAATGTTCGTGTACAAATGCACCTACAGAAAGCCACTCATCCTTTCGTACATTTACTGTAATGCTAGGTTTATGCTCACACCAATGCCTTTGATAAATCAACCAAGTTTCTAGCTGCTCAATAGCTGAGAGGTCTTTAGTTACTACAGCACCACTAGGAGATTTAACTGGAAAACTAAACACAGTAGTAGCATCAGGCTTCATTACATCAGGCTCGTTAGGAATACCTTGCTCTTTCATAAAGGTGGTAAGAGGGTCTTTGTTATCTCCTCTAACGGTTCTAATGTAATAATTCGAATGACGTGGGTGTATCCCAGACGCACTGTCAACAAGTTGTGAGACTGTTCCACTTGGCTTAACACAGGTGATTGCTGCTGACTTAGGAATGTCCAAGCGATCAGCCCAACTGCTATTAACATCAACAGCAATTTTACGCAGGTGTTCAAGAGTTTTATCCAGCCCTCTATTTTTGAGAGTCAGTAGATTATTATCCATTATCCCCGTGAGTGACACACCCAACAGTCGTTCCTCTTCTGTATTACGTTGCCACACCTTTCGCAAGTATGGGAACTTGGTGTAGGTTGACTGAATAGTTCCAAGTATAGTTGCAATGCGGACTTTTCGTTCAAGATCTTCAACAGAATCCGTGGCACGGACAACAACCTCTGTAAGATTGCAGAACTGATACGGACGAAGAATAATTTCACTGCACGGATTAGTCCCAAAGTCATAGTCAGGGTCTCTTCTGCCATACTTTTTAGCTTGTTTCTTAGACGCTTCACGATTGAATATACCACGTTCTCCACTCCCTGATTCTACCAAAGACATCCACTCACGCATAAATGAGATAGCATCTGGTTTTTCTGTATAAGACACAGAGTTGTTTGCTAAAGCACGTTGAGGATCATTCTCCCACCAAGCACCTGACTTAGCATGACGCATACGATCATCAGATAAATTAGATAAACTAATCATAGCTGACCTGCGCACACCACCAACTACTACTACCTCACCAATCTTACACATGATATCATGGCACTCGATACTAGATAACTTTCTACCTTGAGCATCTTTAAAAACCTTAATAACAAAATTAAATAGGTCAATCAACGGCCCTGGTCCAGATGCTCTACCCCCAAATGTTTTTAGTCTTGCACCTGCAGGACGTACAAGACCTATATCCCACTGAGGAATTTCACCCGCATAAAGAAGAGCGATAATTTGTCTCAAAGCTTTAGCCCAACCTTCTTTACTATCCTTAACGACAATTGTGGTCTCACTATCGAAAAGCTCGGGAACCTCGGGAAGTTTAGAAATGAACTGCCTCTCGACACTGAACCCGACACCAGTACCACAGAGGAGGATGAACATAGCCTCATCGAAGGACTTAGGGTCATCTACGGGTAGATAACTACAGTTGTATCCTGCAGTATTGTCACGATCAAGAGCTGGACCTGCAGTCATCATAGCTCTCATAGAAGGCATAACTTCTAAGTTAAGTATAGCATCACGTATTTGATTTACGTAACTATCGTCACCTATCTTGGGGCGTACAACATTATTCATGTATCTCTCAACAGTTTCTAACCAAGACTCTCTACGTTTTTCTTTATCTAACCACCTAGCATATCGTGATGTATGAATGAAAGCTTGATAGTCTGTTGGTAAGTAGTTACTCATCTTTTGTCACCGTTTCCTTTTAGTGTCCCACGTTTCTTTCGATCTTGTAACTTGTCAAGATTGTTTTTTGCTACTTCTCCCATGTCAACATTCAAGTCTCTACAAAGAGCAGCAATGTACCACAGACAATCTCCTATCTCATCTGCAATACCTTCCCTATCAAACTTGTTATCACGTAAGATCTTTTTTACCTTGTTGGCTACCTCTCCTGCTTCTGCTGCTAGTCCTAAAGCAGGATAGATAACCCGATGCTCTGCCTTGTAAATTGCAGTATCAGAAGCAGCATTCTGATAATACTCAAAGCCGATATCATCTATATTCCAGTAGTCGATTTGCTCTTTAGTCAGCATCGTCAACAACCTCTTTTTCTGCGGATTTATTTTCTTCTTCTTTTTCTAAGGCAGTCGCAAGAAAACTTTGTCTATTCTTAAGCACATTTACTACGTACTCTAATCTAGATATCTCAGTTGCATTGATCTGCAACTCATTATAAATTTGCATCTGCGACTCGTTAAAGTCATCTGTGTACAGATCTTTGTCGTTTATTTGGATCTTAGCCATCTTTATTTACCTCGCATTTTATCACGTCTATGTCGTCGATATCGTATATCGAATTTAAGATCAACTCTTTTATTACCTGAGAGTTGTATATTCCGTCCACTTCTAAGAAGTTGGCATCGGGATCTACCTGTATTTTTAATAGCACCTCATACATAGGGAAAGCCTCTAGTTATATCTGTATAAACATAGTAGTCAATAGTTTTCTAACTCTAGCGGCTCGATATTTTTTTGAAAATATGACTGCCATGTATAGGCATCATCAAAACTTTCAAACCAAATATTCATGTCCTCCATCTCACCATTTATTTCAGCCTTACATATACACAAATGTGTAGCATATTCTGGATGATCATTGTCAGGCATGTCATCAACCTCTATCGGGCCTTCTAGTATCTGCCATATTTTTACACTCACTTACTTACCTTCCAAGTTTTTATTAGATCCATATAATGGTCTATACCAATCATAACAACCCAAGGTTTTCTATCTGATCTATAGAACACTACAGGCTCACCTTTATCATGATTTGCAGCTTGTTGTAAATACCCATACACAGTTTTTAAATCGTTTTTTCTACGCTTTACTTCAATGCTAAGTGGTATCTTACGTCTTGCTGCAGGAGATAGTTGAACATCGCACCCTGTATCTCCCATTGTAGTAGACTTGATATCGTCTGGTTCAAACTCAGGGAAAGTTTCTAACAACCTATCCCGTATTTCTTGTTGACCTAACCTACCCTTAGCTTTTGCAGACCTGCTCATTTTATTTCAGGAACTTTAGGTTCCTTCTCCACATGTACAAGATACTCTTCTCCATAAGAGTATTTAAAAGTTCTTACATTGGGCCAGCATTCTTTACGAAACTCGCAGAAGCTGCAATCTTTTGCAAGTTTTGTGTTAGGGCTACCTTTACTCTGAGGAACAGGTTGTACCCTATCTTTTGGTAAAGCACCAGCTACAAGATCTTTTACGGCAGCAATCTCATCAGCTTTAGACGGAAGCTCGTTAGAAAAATCGTATATATCAAGAGCAAGGCTACCACCTACTTTGTCAATGGCTAAGAAGGCACCTTTGTTTTTATCTACAACAAGGTCATCGTCTTTACCTGCGTAAACATACGAAGAAAGTTGAGAGATGTAACCAAAGGGGTCGTTATCTCGAAGCTCTCCACGTTCAAACTTCTTAAACGAAAAAGGACTACAGGATTTAACATCCACTGTTACACCGTCAATGACTGCATCACGATGTCCTCTGATTCCATGAACTTCAAGTCGATCTTGCATACCCTCTACTTTATGTCCAGCTATCTTAGCAAAAGAAAGTATAAGCTCCTCTATGATATCTCCGTAGAAAAAACGAAGAAGCATATCAGCTCCAAGTGGTTTAGCAAGCTGAGGTTTATTAACCTTAAACCACAGCTTTCTTTTGCAGGGTGTACCTACAGAGGACAGAGATAGATATCCCCTCGGCTTCTGTGGTTTACTAAATCTCATGGCGGCAGAGTGGGCAATGCTCTTGCCCAACTCTTCACCGATAACATTATCCCAACCACCCCTGCCGTAGATGACTTCGTTTATATCATCTATGAGAGTGTCGATTGATTTCATTAGAACGCCACCACTACATCATCTAAGTTGTCTGACATGTCATCAGCTACATAGGGGCGATGAGTTGTCACTGCAACTTTATCTAGTCGTGTACCTACAATACTCTTCATCTTTGTATCGTATACACTGAGGTATACATCTACATCAGAGCCATTGCCAATAGGACCATCAACATCAAAGTCCCAACGTGTGCCATCCTCTTTGAGTACCACAGGTGCACCACCGTCCCAATCACGTCCAGTGTCAAACTTACGCACAAATCGCACGACTGTACCACGCCCATCTGGGTCTGTTTTACCACGCTTCATAGAACGTGAAGCTTGTAGACGTGTCATGTTGTCATCGTCTAAGATAACGTCGATTGTACATGCGCCATTGCAATCTACATAGGCACCTTCGTACCCTTGCATGTCACGGTTTTGTTCAAAGACTTTTGCCCATTCAGCAATGCCTGATAGTTTTACTTTACGTGTAGCCATTCTGCTACTCCTTTCTGCTAGTGAATCTCACTGTATAATTTACCATATTGTATGTCAATACCTAAATTGACATTTAATTTTAGCTCTGCATTTAGTTTATTGATAGCCCAAGTTAGTACCTCCGTATGCTTATTCTCTTCACCAAGTTTAACTAGGTTGATACTTTCGTCGTGAAACTGACCGATGATATTTGGTCTGCGGCAACGATAGTAACCAACCCACTTATCAAAACAGTAAGAGCCTGTGCTTTGATTGATAGTAGAAAATACATCCTTCTCAAAGCGGAGACTGTGCCAGAACTTACTGACTGGATTTTGTACCCACATCTCATCTCTAATCTTACGTATCTTCTGTGCTTCAGAGAAAGCTTTGACTGACCAGTTACGTTTCCAATAAGCATCAAGCAAACTCTTAGCTTCTTTTTCAGACATACCTGTTTCTCTTGCTAGCTTTGGTGCACCAACACCATAGGTAGCTGAGTAGTTGACGACCTTGAAATTCTTTCGTAGGCTCTTCAACTCAGGTTTATGTCCTGCATTATACTCATCTATGTCACTCTGTTTTATTGCACCTGCGTGTTTAGCCAAGTCAAGATGAGGATCGAAGCCATCCTGCGACATCTCGTCAACGTAATCAGGATCATAAGGCTTCATGTAATGTCTCTTTGTAGTATCTTCAAGGCTAGTCATGTCTGCACCACACAATGTAAATCCATCAGGACAGGTAAGACAACCACGTATCTCTTTACCCCAAGGTTTATCAATG